CCGCAAAATGTCCAGCTGGTTTGTTCTGCCGTCAACATGCTTCGCGGCTCTCTAAGCCAAGAAGACTTTACGTGGTGGGTACTCAACATATACAAACACCATTGCGAATGAGTATTAGTGTTGGTAATATTGCAAAATGGCTGAAGATGTATACGAAGACATGATTCACATCGACGGTTTTGAGGCCGCGATCCTTGGAACTGGTACACGCGATGGAGAACATGAAGTTTTGGTCTACGACGGCGTTAAAGCGGCGGAAATTTTCGAGGCGATAAGCCCAGATGTAGATATTCCTTTGTATCTCGAATATCTAAAAGCCGTTGGCGAAGGGCATAGATCACCAATCTTTGTTTACTTAGACGAAAACGTGAGCGCAGATGTCACAGCAAAACAGCGAAGCCACATCCATTGAGAATTTTGTAACAAACTCCGTGGAATTTAAGGCGCATGTCCCATACATGGGGCTTGAAGATAGAAAATTAACGGTCCAGCAAGAAAAACTGGTCATGTTGATTTGCTCTGGTATGACTATCGCTGCCGCTGGTAGGGGCGCAGGTTACGCAAGCCCTGATTCTGCGTACTCAGCCGCAAAATTGCCGCAAGTTCAGACGGCAGTTGAGTATTTTAAAGAGCAAATGCGTGAAGAAGTGAAATTTACTCATGCAAGCGCTCACATGATGTACATGGATGCCTATCAAGCGTCCGCGACAGCCACCGAAATGAAAAACACGGTGGATAGTTTAGTGAAGTTGCATGGTTTAGCGGCACCTGAACAACAGGCGCACGTAAATATACAGATCAACGCAAGTTCTAAGCATTTAGAGCGGATGTCCGATGAGGAGTTGCTGTCTATCGCCGGTAAAGAAGACACCTATTTAGATCCTGCGGCTGCTGATGACTGATTTGCAGCCACAGCAAATACTTTGTATCAGGTGCAAACGCTTGCACTCTGAAACTTTGTTCAGTGGCAAAGACCGATTGTGTGTTTATTGCAAAGCTGACGACGCTGAAAGGATAGTTGCCCCCGCTGCGATAGAACCAGTAGTAGAAGCGGAAGAAGAATCAGTCGAAGACAAGGCTCGCGCAGAGTTAGCACTTCGATTTTTAACACGAAAGAGGTTATTACCCTTTGTCGAAAGATTTAATCCAGATTATCAAGCGGGATGGGTGCATAAGGATGTGTGCCAACGCTTGGAGAAGTTTTCGCGGATGGTGGTGGAGAAGAAGTCCCCTCGACTTATGTTATTCCTACCTCCTAGACATGGGAAATCGACTCTTGCAAGCATTGCTTACCCCGCGTGGCACTTGGGGCGCAACCCCTCTCACGAGTTCATCTCTTGTTCATATTCTGGATCGCTCGCTATGGGTTTCTCTCGGAAAGTCCGTGGTCTCTTACGCGAACCTAGCTATAAAACAGCTTTCAAAACTCGCCTCGACCCTGAGTCACAAAGCGCGGAAGCGTGGTTAACGACAGGCGGTGGCGGATTTGTAGCAGCCGGTGTAGGCGGTGGTATCACGGGTAAGGGAGCGCACGTTTTAGTAATCGATGACCCGGTAAAGAACAGAGAAGATGCCGAAAGCCAAAACAACAGAGACGCGAACTGGGACTGGTATACATCGACAGCTTATACGCGACTGGCTCCCGGTGGTGGTGTGTTGGTCATTCTTACTAGGTGGCATGACGATGATCTTGCAGGACGATTGCTCAAGGCAACGGCTGAAGGAGGTGATGAGTGGGAGGTTGTTCGATATCCAGCACTCGCTGAAGAGGAAGAAGAGTTTAGAAAATACGGTGAGGCGCTACATCCTCAGAGATATGACGAAGAGTCCCTAGACCGTATACGAAAAGCCGTAGGCCCTAGAGATTGGTCTGCGTTATACCAGCAAAACCCCGTGTCAGATGACGGTGATTATTTCACGCGGGGCATGATTCAGTATTTTGAAGAGGACGACATAGATTTAGATGAAATGCGATTTTACGCCGCGTGGGATTTGGCGATTGGTAAGAAAGACCGAAATGACTACTCAGTCGGTATGGTTATTGGAGTCGATTCTTATGACCGCTTGTATGTTGTCGATGTTGTCCGAGGGCGGTTTGATGGCTTTGAGTTAGTAGAACAGATACTCGATCTATACGAGGTCTGGAAGCCGTCAATTATTGGTATTGAAAAGGGCCACATCGAGATGGCTCTTGGTCCTTTCTTGGAGAAACGTGTCCGAGAACGCGGCCTATATGAAGCCTATTTTAAAGACCTCAAGACGGGGCGTAGGGACAAGGAAGCACGGGCTAGGGCCATCCAAGGTCGTATGCAGCAGGGCATGGTTTTCCTTCCTAAGAATCAGGTCTGGACGGGTCCATTAGTAGCGGAACTACTCCGTTTCCCCAACGGCACTCATGATGATCAGGTCGATGCCCTTGCTTGGTTAGGTCTGATGATGACGGAATTTGCCACCTACCAATCACCAATAATGAAAGAACCCAGTTGGCGGGACAGGATTGATTATCTGTTTAAAACGCCGCGTAACAAGTCAGCCATGAGCGCCTAACTATGAGTAAATACGACGACGAATCAGTTGCAGCCAGCAATCAATGGGACCGTTATATACGGGCTAGAGACAATGGTCATCTTGACTACATTGAAATGGCTAAGAAGTGTGATAGCTACTATAGAGGTGAGCAGTGGGATGAGGCTGACATCGCAGCTTTAGATGCTGAAGGCCGTCCAGCACTGACGATTAACACTATTTTGCCCACCGTAAATACGGTGTTAGGTGAGCAAAGTACCCGACGAGCGGATATTCAATTCAAACCAAGACGAGGAGGTGATGCAGAAGTCGCGCATACGCTGAATAAGTTGTACATGCAGATTGCCGACAACAACAAACTAGATTGGGTCGAGCAGCAGGTGTTTGCAGATGGTCTCATCATGGATGGCCGTGGTTACTTCGATGTGCGGATGGATTTCTCTGATCATGTCGAAGGTGAAATCCGAATCACGGCAAAAGACCCTCTCGACATCCTGCCCGACCCAGACGCAAAAGATTCTGACCCTAAGTCTTGGAACGAGGTCTTTGAAACTAAGTGGATGACGCTTGATGAGATTGAAGAACTCTATGGTAAAAAACCGGCTGACCGTCTCCAGTTTATTGCAGAGAATGGAAATTCTTTTGGCCGAGACAGTATCGAGTATGAAGAAACTCGTTTTGGTGATGTTGATTCTACAGATGATTATCTTGGTGCAGGTATACCGGGAGATGACGAATACAGAAACGTCAAAGCACTGCGAGTCATCGAACGGCAACACAAGCGGATAACACGAGTTGATTGTTTCGTTGATCCAAATACAGGTGATCAGCGAGAAGTACCCGAGGCTTGGGGCGATAGAAAAGCGAAGAAGTTCGCTAAAGAGTATGGCCTAAGCATTATCACCAAAACCAAGCGTAAAGTACGCTGGACCGTCACTTGCGACAAGGTTGTTTTGTTTGACGACTGGTCGCCTTATAACGATTTCACAGTAGTTCCTTACTTTGCTTACTTCAGGCGAGGTCGTCCGTTTGGGATGGTACGCAACCTCCTGAGTCCGCAAGAGCAGCTCAACAAGATTGCAAGCCAAGAGCTACACATAGTTAATACTACTGCTAACAGTGGCTGGATGGTTGAAAGTGGCTCCCTAGTCGGTATGACCGTAGACGATTTGGAAGAGCATGGTGCAGAGACTGGCCTAGTAGTTGAATATGCTCGGGGTACAAACCCGCCCCTGAAGATCCAGCCAAATCAGATACCAACCGGCTTAGACCGCATAAGTCAGAAAGCCGCGCTTAATATTAAAGCCATCTCAGGTATTAACGATTCGATGCTCGGCACTGATTCGTCAGAGGTCAGCGGTATTGCGATTCAAGCGAAGCAGAACCGTGGGGCGATCATGATTCAGGTTCCTTTGGATAACCTGAGAAAGACGCGCCAATACCTAGCTGAAAAGATCCTAAACCTTTTGCAAACCTTCTACACCGAACAGCGTGTCATTCAGGTGACTAACGAGTCTGACCCAATGAAGCCTCGGGAACAGATGGTTATCAACGAGATTACACCAGAAGGTCAGATCATCAATGACCTTACTCTTGGCGAGTACGACGTTGTTGTAGCGACTGCGCCTGCAAGAGATAGCTTCGACGAAGTTCAGTTCGCTGAGGCTCTAAATTTACGTCAGGTCGGTGTTGCAATCCCAGACGACGCGATCATCGAGTACAGCCACTTAGCGCGTAAGGGCGAACTTGCGAAGCGTATCCGAATGATGACTGGCGTAGAGCAGAGTCCAGAGCAAATGGAAGTTTCTGCAATGCAGCAGCAGATGGCTATGCAGCAGTTGCAGCTTGAGATTGCGAAACTCGATGCTGAAGTTAAGAAGATCCAGTCTGAAGCAGCGGTCAACATCGCCAAGGTACAGGATGTTTCCGAAGTTGGGCCTGAGATGAGGATGCAGGAGCTACAGGCCAAGTTGCAGATGAAGATGGAAGAACTCGAACTCCGCCGTGAATTGTCTTCAATGACAAATCAGGTGAGGTCAGAGCAGCAGCAGACACAAGCTGCGGCACGTATTGCGGCGACTGCTATGCAGACCGCAGTAACACCCCAACCCCAATAGGAGGCCACAGATGGCTGAAGACCAAGAAGACACAAAGATCATGTATGACACGATGCCCGGAGCCGAGCCGATAGAGATAGGCGAAAATCTGGATCTAAATTTTGGGTTGGATGCTGACGGCAACCCAATTGAAGAAGAGGGCGAAGAAGATGTGGCCGAGGAGACCGAAAACACCGCTGTGGAAGAAGAACCCGAAGCCGAATCCGATCCCGAACCCGACTCCGAGGGAACAAGCGAAGAGGATGCTGTTGAAGCAGAGGATCAAACAGAGACTGTTGCCGAAGAAGCCATAGAGGAAGAAGTCGTAGAGGAAGAAGCTCCGAAAAAGCCGATGGTTCCGAAGAGTAGGCTTGATGAGGTTCTTGCCAAGCAGAAGGCTCTACAGAAGCAGCTAGACGACATGAAGGCGCAGCAAACCCCTGCTGAGGATGCCCCTGAAACCTATGACTTCGAATCCAGAGAGCTGGAGTATCAGAACTTTTTGTTAGATGGAGAAGCTGCAAAGGCTGCTTCTTTACGACAAGAGATAAGAAAGGCGGAACGCGAGCAGCTTGCTTACGAAATGCGACAAGAGATGACGCAGAAGGTATCACAAAATGCCCAAGCAAATGCTTTGCAGCAAGCGGCTAATGACCTAGAAGCGAATTTCCCTGTATTTGACCAGAACTCAGCTGACTACAACGCAGAAATGACTCAGGAAGTAATTGAGCTGCGTGATGCCTTCATGGTCCAAGGGTTTGATGCTGTAGATGCGCTGTCTAAAGCAGCGAACTTTGCTATCAAGTCTCACAACCTAGAAGCATCTTCTACTTTGGATGCGCCGACTGCGCCTAAAGCCAAGTCGGTTGATGAAGTCGCCAAGAAGCGAGCAGAAGTAAGTAAGAAGTTAAAAGCCGCAGAGTCTCAACCTCCAGAGCTACCCGGTGAAAGTTCTGCTAATCGAGGCGAAAAACCTTTAGACCTTTCTACTATGACAGAGGAAGAATTTAACGCGCTACCTGAAGCCACACTGAGGCGGCTGCGGGGCGATATCTAGCAGGTTGATCTATGACTAGGGAAAGAGATCCCCGTCTAGCACGGGCGGGGGTGAGTGGTTTTAACAAGCCAAAGCGCACCCCTTCTCACCCTAAGAAGTCACACATTGTTGTGGCTAAAGAGGGTGAGAGAGTAAAGACGATCCGGTTTGGGCAGCAAGGCGTGAAGACTAATCAGACGGTTGGTCAGCGCAAGGCGTTCAAGTCACGACACGCTAAGAACATAAGCAAGGGCAAGATGAGCGCAGCTTATTGGGCTGACCGTGTGAAATGGAGCCCTTCGAAAACGAAGTCCTCTTCAACTAAATGGAAAAAAGGATAGTAACTATGCCATTGATGAACCCCAAAACAGGTAAACCTTACCCAAATACACCTGCTGGTAACGCCGCTAGTAAAGCTGAGTACCTGCGTCGAGCAAAAGCCGCAAAGCTCAAGAAGAAAAAAATGCCCACTAAAGGCCCATACAAAACTCCTAAACCTAAAGCGGGAGTGAAAAAGCCTAAACCTAGGAAGTATTAGTGGCGCGTACAAACGAAACGAAGTGGAAGCGCATTGTTGCCAGCGTAAAAGCTGGCAGTAAAGGAGGCAAGCCCGGACAGTGGAGCGCTAGGAAGGCGCAGCTTGCAACCAAGCGTTACAAAGCCTCGGGAGGCGGATACAGCGGCGCTAAGACTGAAGAGCAGAAGTCGCTTACGAAATGGACCAAAGAGAAGTGGGGTACTAAGAGCGGGAAAAATAGCACTCAAGGCTCTGGGGCTACAGGCGAGCGATACTTGCCAAAGAAGGCTCGGGAATCCCTAAGTAAAAAAGAGTATGCCGCGACGACCGCAAAAAAACGCAAAGACACTAAAGCAGGAAAGCAAGTATCTAAGCAGCCTAAGAAGATTGCGAAAAAGACAGCAAGACACAGAGCGTAAGGATATTGGATTGTGCGGCTTACATTACTGACATTGATGTTCCTGACACTTTCTGTGTGGGCCGCTGATGAAGCTGTTATGGATGACGTTGACAGTACGAACTCGCAAGAAGGGAGTTTAAACACCAATACCGTTGGTTCGACTGTTAGTTCTAACAACCGCACTGATGATAGAAGTGTGTCTAATACGTATAACGGCGCAGGAAGTAGCAGCGACATGCCTGTAGGCAGCGCTATAGCGCCGACTTATATGTCCAACGGGGTCGAAACCTGCTTGCAGGGCCAGGGTGCTAGTGTTCAAACGGGCATAGTCGGGTTGACGCGAGGGAACTATAAGGCCGACGCAGATTGCAACCGTAGGCGCGATGCCAAAGTCCTTAGCGATTTGGGTATGAAGGTAGCTGCGATTGCGAGGATGTGTGAAGACCTTGAGGTTTGGAGAAGTATGTTTGTAAGTGGGACTCCTTGCCCGATGTTAAAGAATGGGAAATTGGTAGTCGGTAAATCAGCATTTTTGTTAATGCGTAGACAACCAGAAGTTTATATTCCCGATTACGGGAGAGTAAAAACGCTGAGGAAATGGGATCACGAAAAAGGGGAGTGGAGCTTTACCCCCAACTTCACGAAGAAGCAAAGTTGGTACAACAGTTTTTTAGCAAGTAGTGAAGGCGAAGATGAAAAAAATACTGAAACTATTGAGTCTGTGTCTGATAAGTATCGGAGCGCACTCAAACGAGTTGGACGATCTGATTCAAACAAGTAGCACCCTTGTCAATCAGATAGACAGAGGTATCAAACTTGCTGGCGCTGGTTACGCTTACTCGAATACCGGGGGCGCTTTAACGAGCGGTAGCCTTGCCGGTACTGCTCACATCAGTACCGCTCAGTTAGACGCTTATAACGCTGCGCTTGGTAACATGAGTGACTATCAAGCGTATGGAGATGTCCAAGCATTGTTAGAGTCTCAAGCAGCTACAGAGTTTGACTTAATGAACACTGCCGTAGAGGAGTTCACCGAAGTCGTTGTAGATATGATCGCGGTCGTAGAGGTTGCAGAGATTGCTGCTGAGGCTGAGACTGCCGACGATAAAGCTGAAGTTCAAGAGTATGTTGTTGCGAACGAAACAGCATTAACGATTACACAGGATCAGGTAGATACCTACAACCAAAGCCTAGATGACATAGAAGAACATGGCAATAATGCTTCAGCCTATCTTGGCGTAGCAAATAACGAATCTGCCGTTGCCTTTCTGCAACAAGGTGCGGAGGACAACAACAGCAACGCGGATTTGGGTACGTTGACATTTTCTCAGGATCAGCAGTGGGTCAAGCTAAGTTATGCAGGCACCAACAGTGCGAATGCGGTTTATATCAACGGCCAACAAGGTTCGTTTGATATGGACTTTTATCTGAGTGAATCAGATTGGTTGACCACTGGAGCGCAGAGCGAGCTTTATCTTACCGGGCCGACTGCTTTGGGATATCGCTGCTTTATGTACGATGAGGACTGCGACTAATGAGTTTAGCTGAAACAGAACTAACTATTGGTGGTACATCTTTTAAGGGCGTGTACATCGCTATATTACTTAGCCTAGCTACAACACTAGGAGGCGGTGTATGGACTGCGAGCAGCCTGTACAGTCGGTTAGAGGCGGTAGAAGCCTTGCAGATACCTGATGTTGCTCCTATTGAAGAAGAGGTAGACCGTGTTGAGTCTCAGCTAACAGAACAGATAAGCCTCATTCAGCAGGAACTTGTTAATAATGACGTTGCTCAACTGCAAGGAAAGCTCGCAGAACTAGGGGTCAACTTAAAGACCATAGTCGATCAACAGGCAAAGTTGCTTGAAATTAAAGATGACGTTGAAGCTATGCAGCAAAAAATTATTGCGATGGATACGGTGGTAAAAAGAGCTGAGATGGTTACAGCCGAAACAGAAGAAATGAAGAAAGAAACCGCAACGATGAAGCGTGAAATTCAAGATCTTTGGGACGGGATGGATTATCTATCTAACCCTCTTAATTAGTGGTTGCTTTTAATAATTAGTGATACTAATATAAAGATTACGTCTATCAGTACGATATCTGATCGGCCCGTAGCCGTAAAAAACGTAACCTCGCCTGCAAAGGCGTAAAACCTGCCGGGGTCGTCCCTCGATATAAAAACGCTAATACGTTGCTTCACGATACGAAGCACGGATTAGCCGCTCCAAAAGTCGGCTGAGAGCATTAGCAAAGCTAATGTAAATGAAAATTGTACGCATTTAAGGAGGCCACAAATGGCTCTTACTAACTTTGCGTCCTTGACTTCCAATCAGCTTACTGCATGGAGCAGGGACTTCTGGCGTGTTGCTCGCAATATGTCTTTCGTAAATCAGTTCGCAGGAACTGGACAAAACGCTATGGTTCAGCGCGTTACTGAACTGACCAAATCCGACAAAGGCACCAAGGCGGTAATCACGCTTTTGGCCGACATGACCGGAGATGGTGTAACTGGTGATAACACTTTGGAAGGTAATGAAGAAGCGTTACGCGCCTATGACATCACGATCGAGTTGGATCAGCTGCGATTCGCAAACCGAATTGCTGGCCGATTAGCCGATCAAAAGTCAGTCGTAAACTTCCGAGAGCAGTCACGCGATGCGCTTGCTTATGCAATGGCTGACCGTATGGACCAGCTTGCATTTTTGTCACTTGCTGGTGTTGCTTACACTCACAAGAACAACGGTGGTTTGAGAACAACTTCTTCAACTACTGGTCTTGAGTTGGTTGACCTTGAGTTCGCTTCAGACGTATCTGCACCTACGGGTGATCGGCATCGTCGTTGGGATGCTACTAGCGGTCTGGTTGCTGGCGACACTACTGCTGTAGTTGCTGCTGACAAGATGAGCTACGAGTGCATCGTTGAACTCAAAGCCTTCGCCAAGGACAACTACTTACGTGGTATCCGTGGTCAGGGTGGCGATGAGGTCTTCCACTTGTTTGTAACTCCTCAGCAGATGAAAGCTCTGAAGCTCGATAGTGACTTCTTGGCTAACGTCCGTAACGCTGGTGTTCGTGGACCAAGCAACTCTTTGTTCTCAGGATCATCTAGCTTGATGGTTGACGGGATCATGGTTCATGAGTTCCGCCATGTGTTCAACACTTCTGGTGCTACTACTGGTACTTCCTCTAACGCTGGCGCTGCTGGCTACAAGTGGGGTGCTGACGCTAGTGTCGTTGGTGGCCGCGCTCTGTTCTGCGGAGCACAAGCCTTAGCAATGGCTGATATCGGCTTGCCTGAAGTTGTCGAAGATACTTTCGACTACGGGAACCAGCAAGGTATCTCGATTGGCAAGATCTTTGGCCTTCGCAAGCCCAAGTACAACTCTGACGTTTCAGGGTCTGTACAGGACTTCGGCGTAGTTGCTTTAGACACTGCACAGTAAGAAACACGGCTCCTCCTTCGGGGGGAGCCTTTCTTTTTTATAGCGAGAGTTCAATGAAGGTTATTTCAGACAAAGAAGTCAGGGTGACTACAACTGGTGGTACAGCCGTTATTTTTCACCCCAACGTAGAAAAGACTGTAGCCGATGAAATAGGTCTACTAGCGCTTCAAATGGGCGCAAAGCAAGTGGATTCGAAAGAAATCAAGGAAGCCCCAGCACCTATCACTATAGAGCTGGCCGATGATGTTGAAGCCTCAGAGGAGGTAGAAGAAGGTGAGATGGATAAGGAATTACTTGATTGCCTAGAAAAATTAATTGACGAGGGGCACCCGGATAATTTTAAAGCCGATGGCGCACCCAAGTCACAAGTAGTGAACAAGTTGATGGGCCGTCATGTGCCAAGTGACGAACGAGATGCAGCTTGGGAAATAGTTCTTAATTCTTAGAGGGTAGATAAATGGCAGTCACTGTCCAGAGCGTTATCGATAGGGTTCAAACTACTTTGCAGGACACCACTGGTATTCGATGGCCTGTGACCGGCGAATTGGTTTTGTGGGTTAACGACGCGCAGCGTGAGATTGCTTTATTAAAACCTGACGCATCAGCAGCAAATGAAACGGTCACTCTTGCTACCGGAACAAAACAGGCGATCCCTACTGGCGGAAACCGGCTGTTAAGAGCTGTACGAAACATGTCAGCCGCATCCAATGGCACTGGGGGTCGGGCGGTAAGGTTAGTAAGTCGTGAAGTTCTTGATGCCCAATCACCTCTTTGGCATGACCCTACTGTTTCGGGGGATGCTGCTCATGGAGCGACAGTCAAGCATTATGTGTACGACGAGTCTAATCCCCGAAACTTTTATGTATATCCGGGCGTATCTGGGAATGCTTTCCTAGAAATAATTTACAGCAGCAACCCATCGCCAGTTACTGCGAGCAGCAACCTTGGCATCCCCGATATTTTTGGAAATGCTGTTACCGACTATGTTTTGTTTAGGGCTTATACCAAGGATGCGGAGTACGCCGGTAACGCACAGCGAGCCAGCACCCACTACAATTTGTTTATCAATAGTGTCACTGGCAAAGGTCAGATCGACATCATTACTAGCCCAAACTCTGACATGGGACCACAGGGGATTACAACCGGCGCTCAAGTCGGTCAACAAGTGGGGTAAATAGATGGCAACATCTTACGAGTCATTATTACCCGAAATCATCCCAATGGTGCCGGGATGCCCAGATACGCTGATCGAGAATAACATCCGGTCAGCGGTTATCGAGCTTTGCGAAAAGACTGAGGTTTATCAGCAGGAGTTAGACCCACTCACCACCGTTGCAAATATATACGAGTATGACTTGGAGGCTCCCTCCCAGACATCAGTATGCAAGTTGGTCTGGGTTACCCATCTCGGTAATGAAATTGAGGCAATCACTACAGCTTTGCTGGAGCAAAGAGAACCTAAGTGGCGCGACTCAAACTATTACGGAACTCCCAAGTATTTTGTCAAGCAGTCACCCAGCACTGTTTGGTTAGTCCCTGTACCTAACGCTACTGAAGTTAGCTCGACCATCATCAGGGCAGTTCTAAAACCGACTGTAAATTCCACAGCTTGCGATGATGCAGTTATGTCTGATTATCGAGACACAATCGTTAACGGCGCGTTGTTTAGACTGCTGCGATTACCAAGCAAAGATTGGACGGATTATGCGGGAGCGCAGGTATATGGCTCTTTATTTAATGAGGGCCTTGTTTACGCAGAGCGGAAAGCACGGCAAGCAGATGTACGGGTATCTAGGAAGGTGACGTATGGAGGAATCCACAAACCGTATCGATTTACAAGAAACCGTTACTCAAGGGGGTGATCCATATCTTGCAGATATCCGCAAAGAATGGGACTGGGTATCAGAGGGGGTGAGGGAGATCCTAGAAGGGACTCCTCAGCTCACTTTCAGGCAAGAGGATGTATACGCGGCCTGCGTCAACGGACAGGCCATGTTATGGATTACCAGCGAAGGTTTCGTGGTTACAACAGTAGAAGTAGATCGGTTTACGGAAGACAGAACACTTTTGATCTGGCTCGCTTGGGCAAGAGATCGAGGAGAAAAGAAAGCAGCGTACTACCTACCTTTTTTTGAGAAACAGGCAAGGAAGGCGGGGTTGCAGAAGATGGAAGTCAGATCAGCAGTTAGGCAAATGATCGACTATTTAGAAAGTGACGGGTGGTTGTTAGACCACATTGTTTATACGAGAGGTGTGTAATGGGCAGTAGTCCAAAAAAAGAAGATTACAAACCAACTGCGAGTGATCGCGTTAATGCTTCGGTTGCTCTTGCAGAATATCAGGATTTCAAAAAAAACTACGATCCGTTGCTACAACAGATGCGTGATAAGTCTATGACAGAGGATCAAGCTCGTATCCTTCGAGGACGGGCCAACGCCGATACAATGCAAGCACTTACAACCGATTTATCGTTACAAGGCTCGCAGCAGGTAAACGCAGGCGGCGATATGTCACAGGCATTACAAGGCCAACTTGGGGTTGCGGAAAGGAGCGGCTTAGACATCCAAAATAAGATGAGAACTAATGTGCTTGGTACAGCAAGAGGCCAAGCAGCAGATGCTCAGACGGGTATGGCTCAAGCAAGTAGATTAGACACCTCTACAGCGTTAGCTAGAGCAAAATCTAATCAAGACGTAGCGCAAGCAAAGTTAAACGCAGGTGTTCAGTTAGGGTCTGCTTTTATAGGGCAGGGCATGAAGAATAAGAGTCAAACTGGGAAGTTTTTTACTCCCGGCAACGCTTACTTAGATGAGGCTGGAAATACGCAATATAAGCCTGCAGAAAATCTTCAGGATAGGTTAAGAGCCGGTACTTTAGGAGGAATCTAGTATGTCGTATGCAAATATTGCTTATCCCATAATGAACAGTCTTGGTAGTTTAGGAGAGGGAGCCCTTGGAGATTTTAGTGTTAGTTCATTGCCTGCAGTAAGCGATCCCGATGCAACTTACGCCAATATTACGCGGCAAGAGTACGAAGATTACGTAAATAATTACAGGCAGTTTGAACTCGATCTAATTAAGCAGGCGCAGACCGATACGTCTTTGATTGACCAAGCTAGAGAAGATTCAGTAAATGCTGCTGAAGTCACCCAAGGCATTGCTGAAAGAAACTTACAAAGATACGGTGCCAATTTAACACCTGTTCAACAACAAGAGATGAGCCGAGGTTTACAAAGATCGAATACGCTAGGCGGCATTCAATCTGTAAATGATGCAAGAATCGCACAAAGAGAAAGTAATACAGCTCTCATGTCCGATCTTATAAATATCGGACAGGGAGTTAACCGTGCGTCACAAAGTCAATTGGGTACGTCTGCAGCAAATGCAGCTGCACGACAGCAGCAGTATGAGGCGGCGAGGGCTCAGTCAAAAGCTCAGACTTACTCCACCATAGGCAGCTTAGGCGCTATGGCAATCATGGCATTAGCAATATAGGTGATTTATGGTTCGTTCAACCGTCGCTGACTCAATAATAAAGGGCATACAGTTAGCCGCAGGATCTCGTCTTGAGGATACTGACCGGCTAACTGCGATAGAGGCTCGTAAAGAGCAAATACTCTCGTCTCGGTTAGCACGGGAGCAGAGTGAGGAGCTGTTCCCAGCGCAACTACAAGAGGCGCAGTCTAAGGCCGCTAAAGCTACTTACGAGCTTGGGATAGCACCTGAAAAGAATGCTCTTGATATGGATTCTACGCGAGCCACTACAGCGTCAACGCGAGCCACTACAGAGAAGACTCGTAACGAGACCACAATTGCACGAACAGATGAGAATACAAAGAGAGTAGCGGAAAACACCGGTCGAACTTTAGACGCCCTTTTTAATTTAAATTCTCGTGCGATAAGCGTTAACGAAAATGGCGTGAGAGTAAACAGCGCGGCTTTGTTAGGCGATAAAGTCTCTGCGACTCCAGCGATAGATTTAGTTAATGATTACTTAAATATCCGAACTATTAGGAAGGATGGATCACTCGCGGATACAGAGATAACGGGTTTTCAGACCTCGAATGTTGACGGACGAATATTCTATACCCCTTTAGTTAGCAGTCCTGAAACCGGGCAATCAGCACCCATGACAAAAGGCGCAACCAGTGGCGAAAAAGACGAGCCCGTATTCTTCTCTGAAGAAGATATGGATACGTATCTTACCAATGCGTTTGTATACGCAGCATCTCTCGGCGGGCCGAATAGCTCTGCGTTTAAAGTCGAGGGTTTTAGACGGATTCTACAAGCTGCATCCGAGCAAGCCCCTTTAGTACATGCTGTTAAGATTATAAAAGAAGATGCGGCAGCTGGCCCAGCACCAGAAACAGCTGTGAGAGAGCTAGAAAATCTTTTGGATAAAGCCGTTGCAGTTGGCGATGTAGAAGCTTTAGGTCAAATAGCAGAACAACAAGGGGTGAAGGAGACTTTTGATCTTGAGCTTGCCGCGCAGCGTGAGGTTTTTGAGAACGATTATTTAGATAAGCGGATGACTCCTTCTAATCCACGTTATCAAGATCCATTATCGGTAGGGTTAACGCCTGAGATTGAACCTAACCCAGCATTGATGAGAGCTAGAGGAGCCGCTCAAAAGGATGCTGAAACTCAAAGTGAGCCTAAACGTGCTGAAGCTAGAGATGAACTGCGTAGCAGAATGCAAAGTGCAGGAGAGTCCTTACCTGAGTTAAAGGCGAATGCGAACAGACTTGCGGAAGTTATTATGCAAGGTCGCAAGGTTCTCAGTGACCAAGAAGAACAAGAGGTCAAAAGCGCATTGAATGCAGCCTTATCACCGGGAGAGGCTCTTAGCGAACAAAAATTTGTCGAGGTGGTCCAACAGCGGCCAGAAATAGCCCCAAATTTAATCGCATTTTTTGCTCAAGGTGTTGGCAAAGACGAAAATCCTACTGAGCGTATTCAAGCCTTAGTGAATTTGGCAGAGAGAGGCGCAACTGATAGGTCTATGAACGACGAGGTAGACGATCAGCGAGCAGAT